ATTATATAAACAGTGCCAATATAGAAATCAATAACATTCGTACAAAAATAGAAAAAATTGAATGACCCTCCCAATCTTATTGGTCTCCAAACAAATACAACAACACAAAGCCAACACAAAGCCAACACAAAGCCAACACAAAGCCAACACAAAGCCAACATGCATATACTAGCCAATCAACTATTAAACGATGAATGGACGTTTATTGTCCCAAAATTTGAGGAAATTCACAAGATAACAACATTTGACGACGGAAATGATGAATACAGCGAATATTACAATGAATGGATAATATTCGGAGAAAATGAAGGTAAGGTAGCAGTATTTAATAACCAACATCCAGACTTAATAATAAAATCATTAAGTAAATGGAAGCTAGAATAAAACAAACACAAACACAAACACAAACACAAACATAAACACAAAAATTACATTGTTTTTTATTCCATCTCTACCCATCCCGGCGACCTCTCCATCCCGCGACCAAATCAAAAACAAATAAATTCAGCAATATATTCTTGTAATCCGACGCAATGGATATTAAAAAAATCACAGAGAATACGAATATTGTATTGATGAATATCCCATAAAATAATAGAATACTGTGAAAACAAATTGCGATGTGTTAAGCGTCCGGCGTAAATATATCTGCGAATTCGTTTATTGTGTCGTAATTCAAGTTGTAATGTAATAAGATTATCAATCATATCATTTATAGTATCATCGTCAACAATAGCACCATCCCCGACAACACCATCCCCGACAACACCATCCCCGACAACACCATCCCCAATAGCACCCCCACCGACAGCACCAATGGTTTCTTGTGAAAGGTCATAAGCTTGTATTTCCAGACGTTGTTTAAAAATTTTCTTTTGTATTTTTTTAATGATATTATTATTTTCAACAATGGACTTATCAAAGTATTCCAATAAATATTTTTGTAAATTGCAACGATTAAGAACAAAAAAACAATTCACAAAATCCGCATCATCACTATCAGCAATCGTATTAGGAGGAATAATATTCCCGGAATTATCATACAGCATATTATATATACTTGTAATATCCTCTTGTGAATTATGATGTATGGAAGTGCTGTAATTCAAAAAGAAAAAAGTATTATATTGTGTGTTTACAATCTCATCAATGTTCTCATTATCCATTAAAACATCATCATTATTTTCCATATAATATTATAATATATTTTATCAATCGTGGGATATGTCAGAACAAATCAAAATGCACCAAATAATGAAGCAATTCTCCGTGTAGGATGATTATTATGATCGCCAATTTTAAATGCGTAATCAGAATTAATTAGACGTTCAAAATGATATTTAATTTGGATAGATTCATCGACCGATTGAGTTGCGTTAACCGCGTCAGTGACGGTCCTATTAATAATATCCCCATTAATAATACCCCCATTAATAATATCCCATAAAATAAATAAAATAAAAATCCCCAAAGTGTTTGTATACATCGTTTGCTATATAAAACCCAATCAATAAATAAATGAATTCAATTTTATAAAAGAACAACATCTACCGAGCCACCGACCAAGCCACCGACCAAGCCACCTACTCACCTACCACAATACAATAAAAATTGAAATCATTGTGGGATAATCACCCTCACCAATCAACCAATAAAATGCCAATATTAAAAAATTTCGATTTCGATTATCGTCGCGATTATTATACAACGCAATATTCTAGACCGGAATATGCGAAATGTCCGTGTCTAATATCATATTGTACCAAACACAAATCATTAATTCACTGTTGTTTATTATGTAAAGGCAGAGGAGGTACATATGGAAATGTCGTTCATAATTATGATTGTAAATATAAAAATTGCATGCATGAAGACGGGCGAGCGATGAGAGGAGTAACATATTGGAAAGACATGCAAGAAGAAATACGACAAAGGGAAAATCACAATGAAAAACTAAAAACAAATATACTTAAATGCTGTAAAGAAATAGATAAAAAATTAGAAAATAAAATAAAAAAAATATTGGAAATAAAAACTAACAAATCATTTCAATATAATGATTTCTCTGGATATCTATTTGACATCAACACGTCCAGTACACCATAAATCCAAATCCAAATCCAAATAAAAAATAAATACAAATATTTTTTTATTGAAACCCCCTCCGACCTAAAAAGTTAATCGTCATAATCTTCGTTGTCATCATCTTCAACATATAAACTACGTCTACAACAGGGACAACGTGTTAAATTAGACATACACTTCGGACATAATGATTTCTTACAACAAGGAGCAATCATACCAGTGGTTTCATAACAAACGCTGCATTCATCAAAAATGGTTTCAATATGTGTAGCCGATTTACAAAATAAATCATAAACGTCTTGTCTAATTTCATTTTTAGAATAAACGAAACGTCCATCTAAACCGATGCGTAAATTCTGCATAACTAATGTCATTTGTTTTAGTGCTTTAATAATAATATCTGTATTCCAAGACCGGCAGCGTCCTTTAATAATTTCAGAAACCAATAAATTTTTAAATAATGGTAATTCGGAACCACCGTCCATCGAAATCGCCAATTTGACATCTCTAATAGAACCATCATAAGTGTCTCCATCAAATTGATTTCTATAAACACCGCGGCGAATGGAACCAATTAAATTAACAATAACATTCACGCCATGTATTTTACGAATAGGAAAGTGTGATATAATAACATTAGAATGGTTATTACGATTATTCTTAATGATACAATCAGCCATGTATTGATAATAATCCTGTGGTATTTTATCCACCCCGCCGGCGGCCCCATCACCGGCCCCATCACCGGCCCCATCACCGGCCCCATCACCGGTCCCATCACCGGCCCCATCACCGGTCCCACCCTCGTCATCCATTAAAGGATAAACGAAAATACTAGGAAATGATGACAAATCATTCGGTTCAATCGGTTCATTTGAATCATTCATCCTCGCAATCGTCGCTGTGGTCCTGGGTATCGCCGGCTGCGCCGGCGTCATTACAATGTCATGATTGTCATCCATTTCAGTGTAAATATTATTTTATATTTACATATCTTTTTATCCCAAAACGATAATCAATTTTAACCCCGCGAAGAATCTTTCCGATCAGTGTAATTATACAAAAACATATTTTTAATGAAAATTGAAACAAAAATAAATCATAAACTATAATATAATTATGGCGCCAATACAATCAAAAATGATAACAACCGAAGAAAAAGATCCAATAAAAAAACAAAAAAAAACATTAATGAAAATAGTATCATTAAATAAATCACAAGAAGAGATGCGTAGTAAACAATATCATTTATTTGAATTATTAAAAGCGATGAATATAAAAAAACAGCATTCGTTATGTGGAATTTATACATTTTTGAATCCATTTTATAGTGAATATAGAGTGCGTTCGCAAGATATAATAAATGATGATTATTTGAATGTAAGTTTCCTGCAAAAGGTATCCAATAAGTCATATTCACAAATAGAGGATACGTGTAACATGTTAGAAGAATATACGTTATTGGAAATGAAACAAGTATTAGATTACATAACAACAAAGCGTCTAGAGATAAATGAATTAAAAAAACACGAAGAGAAATCAAAAAATTTCGATTTGAAACTATTAAGTAATTTAAATGATGATGTAATGAATATAATCTATGAATATCTACCACAAGAGACAAAAGCAGTGGTATATTTACACTCAATTAATGAGATAGATTTATATAGGAAGATTAGACTGATGTTTGATGACAATTGTACCGGTGCTGGTACCAGTAAAGACATGGGTGTATTGTTAGAAAAATTAGAACTTAAAATTATAAATTACAATAGTTGTTTAATAAATAATCTAGTAGAATATGATTTGAAGGATTTACAATTTGATACCGATCAAGAGAGAATAAATACAATGGGACGTTTTCGTTCTAATTATATTATGCAAACCGGGCAAAAATATTTCATACCAACACTACTACAAATAGATAAAGTAAAAAAATATAAATCAAAGCAAATGCGAAATCGTAAGATGATGATGCTTATACAAAACTTATCGATTAAATTTCTGGAACAATATGATGAAAATAGTATTATTCGCAATAATTTATTTAATTATGGAATAAAGATAGTAGAATTTATTTATGAATTTTATAAGACGAATGATGATTCAGTAGGTATAATGTTATTAAATAATTGGCAAAAAAGAAATAATACATTGGAGGTTATAAATGGAAAATACTCACTAGACGATGACCGCCAAATATTACATTTAGCTAATAACAAGAGATCAGTTGGATTTATATCGGGATATATGGCGAGGAAAAGCGCAAATGTAAAAACACGGATGGAAAAATTATTAAAAAATGGAATACCCAAATACAAGATCAAAGCCGCCAGCAAAGCCGCCAGCAAAGCCGCCAGCAAAGCCACCACCAAAGCATAATTCCATTGAAAATATCCAAAAACAAAAACAAAAACATCCAATAAAAAATAAATATCATGTTATTTTTTATTGATTCAAAATGGCGATTATCTAATAATTAACAATAAGAAATCTCCAATATTAAATGTAAGGAAAAACAATAATATTCCAAAATACAAGACAAAAAAGGCCAATATAAAAATAATCGAGATATATTGCTTACGTGAATATTCAATCATAGGTTCCCGATTTTATATTTTTAATAGTTGTAAATATTTATATAGATACATTAATCAAAAAATCATTCAATCAAAAAATCATTCAATCAAAAAATCATCAACTAATTATAAGGATTGATACCTAGGTTAGTGAGAATTTCTGCCAAGAAGGATATTTTAATGGGATCAAAACCGGCACCATAAACGGGAATACCATAAACTGCGATATAATAACTATATACAGGTGCGAGTTGGACGTTACGAACGATACCGAATTGTCCGGAAACATTAGTATTTTGTATAATTTCCGAATTGACATTGTTAATCAAGTCATTAACTTTTTGTTGTAATACATTTTTTTCAATAAGTAAACTAGCATTACTAACATGTAACGTTACGGAATAAAATGAAGTAATAAGAGTTTCTTTTGCCAATGTTAAAAGCAGGGACATTGTATCATCGGTGATTGAAGCTTGAAGATCAGTCATGCGATCATATAAATCAGCATAAGTGCCTTGGTTTTGTGAAATCAACTCAAAGTTGCGCGAAGCACTATGAAGACCATAGTTTTCTTGTATGGTTCGCAACAAGTCCATATATTGTGTTTTGACACGGACAAAATCGGGGTTACTTCCGAAGTTATTAACATATTCAATAATAGTATTGGTAAGAACATTGGTGATAACATTTTCAATTTCATTCAATACATTGGTATTTTTATTTTTGGTATTATTATTGTTAGAGGAATGAATAATAATGGGTTCAAAGAGGAGTCGGTTACCCGCGCCACCTCCATCGCCGTTTGTAATACGATTAGTAAATAATGATTTGGATATCATATATATATACAATGGATATCATATATATATACAATGGATATCATATATATATACAATTGAATAATTTACACTATGATTGAATTAAAATGACATAAGACCGCCCACCGCAACCCGCCACGCAACCCGCCATAAATATATTATAATGATCGCACCACATTGCGTGATGTTTCTAGAGCGCCTTCAATCCATTGTTGATTCTGTTTGGAAAAATGTTCGCCACAAATATAAAGTGGATATTTCGGATTAGGTTGTAAAATATTCTCGCTAACAAAATCACTATTTGCATTTATTCCCCAGAATCCAACTCCACAACTCCAATAAAAAACTTGTAAATCTATAAAATCGGGAACCTCAATACCAATAGCACGACGAACAAGTTTTTTAATTTTATTATGAACTCCCTTTTTATTCTTTCGCAAATAAAGATCGTACCATCCGCGTGCGAAATGACTATCACAATAAGAAATCATAATGACACCTTCGTCGGCATTAATAGGGATAATCATTCGCAAGTCATTATTAACACAAAGGCGCCCTTTTAATTCATGAAACCAAACTTTTTTGTTTCTATTATGAGAAGGATCCTGAATGGTTTTTGGATATTTCACATAAATACGACAAAGAGGGCTACAATGGATATGTGATAGAAAGGTTCCCGATAACTCTTTAAAAAAAGGAATAGATTCTAAAACTTGTTTGGGTAAACAAGAAATACATTTCTTCCCACTAAAGATTATTTTGGTATTATCATTAATAATTCGGGAACCGCCAATCCCGCCACCAACTCCACCAACACCACCAACGCCGCCACCTAAATAATCCTGTTTCATTTTATTGCAAAGCACATTAATGGTTCCATTGAAATGCCCGTTATTATCAAGATCGTCACCATTATCCGAAAGAGAATCAACAAAAATAGTATCTTCAACAAAATGTAAATCCTCAATAGTATGTAATGTTTTAATGACAACGTTATTGTATGTTTTAATGCGTTTTTCAAGTTCTCTAATAATGGAACTCAATCCTCCCTTCAGAGCATAAAATTTATTAAAAGGAGATAAATTCTTTCGCATAACAACCATGGCGTCATATGCATTGTAATAAATCAGTTTCGCATAATAACCATAACTATTTTTAATGTATTCAACTTGTTCGTCATTTAAAATGCGTCGTGCGAATTCCAAAAAACTAATGGAAACAAGATCATCATTACTGTATTGAGAACTCTTGATAATAACCTGTAATATAAGTTCATTACAAGGAAGGGTATGTGGACCTAAATAATATTCCAAACCATGTTTCATCATGGGTCCATACAATTCATAATTAAAAAAAGTAAATAAATCATTTTGTACGTCAACACCATTACCACTCTTTAATAAACGAGAAATATAATTTAAATCGACAATGTCTTCAGTAGGAGTATCAAAAATACTATGATGAATCATATGTGAACCATCGGAGGGTCCATAACCCCACGTATTATTAATTTCAATGATATGTTTATCCAAACCCAATTCTTTCAATAAATCCAAAATCAATGGCTGTTCGCTGTGGAACCGCCCCGCCCCCGCTTCAACAGTCATGTGTTTATTCTTAAAAGTAAATACACGACCACCAACGTTTGCATGTTTTTCTAAAATCAGAATATTCGCCTTTTTATTTTTTTTCAAAATGGAATAGGCGGAATATAAACCAGCAATCCCGCCACCCAAAATAATATAATCAAAAACATTAGAATGTTGTATAGTTGTCATTAGAATCGACAAACAATAATGTATTATTTATAATATGTTTATATAATGAAAAATCAATACAATATATCACATGAATTTTAACTATTATCCAATCCATTATCCAATCCATTATCCAATCCATTATCCAATCCATTATCCAATCCATTATCCA